GCGCATATCGTTACCGCCAGCGAACATATCGATGAGCATTATGCGTCTTAACTTACTGATATCTTTGATGAAGGTGGTGAGAGCGCAGGGATTCGAACCCTGGACCTACTGATTAAAAGTCAGGCTTTTATGTAATGTTTTTAAACCGCTTAATTTCAAACTGCATCTTATAACGTACATCTAGTTTCAAAGACTTACAGTAAGTCTGCAAACTGAAAAAGCGACTGAATTTTTCAGTCGCCTTACAGTAGGTTTACATTAAGGGTTGCGCAAGCTACTTCTTTTGGCCCTGATAATCCTCCAGCTTGGCAATGGCTTGTTCGGCGAGTTCAGCTCGTCCACCTAGATAGTGGGCGTCAAGGATAGCGTCGACATCACGTAGGCTGTGGCCGGTGATGGATGCGATTTGGCTGTTGTTGCAGCCGGCCATGGCCAGACGCGTGACCGCAGTTCCGCGTAGATCGTGGAACGTCAGATCATCGATGCCAGCCTTTGCTTTTGTTTTCTGAAACGACGTGTCGAAGCCATCCGACGTCCAAGGGATCTTCTTTTTCGTGTTGGTGAGGATCACCGTCGACCGTCGCGGCATCGCGTCCAAAATCTGTTTCAGTTCGTTGCCGCAAGGGATTTTTACGCGCGCGCCGGTCTTGCTCTGCTTCACCTTGATGGTCTTGCCGTCGTAGTCGCTCCATGGGGCAACCAGCAGGTCGCCTTTGCGCTGGCCAGTCCACAGGGCGAAGACAACTGCAGCCTTTATCTCCTTCGTCGCAACGGCGAACAGTTTCTGCAAGTGCTCTTCGGTCCAGATGTTTTCGGTACGGTCGGCGGAATAGAGGCGGCCGCCTTTCTCCGCAATGTTCACTGACAGCTTGCCGCGGTCCTTGCCGAAAGAAAGGATGCGGGCAAGGGTGGTCCACGCGTAATCCGCTGTTCGAGGCTTGTCCGCCATGCTGTCGCGCCACTTCTTGAGTTCACCTCGGTAGCGAGGATCCTGGAGCATGAAGAATGGTGTCTTGCCGAACTTCTCTCGAATTAGATCGAGGTACCGGTCATATTCGCGGCGTGTCTTGTCGGCTTTCGATAAGAAATCGGTCGACGCCCTGTATTCGGTGATGAGGGCTCCTAATGTTTCACTAGGGTCAACGTGGCGATCTTTCGTCGCGTCCGAAAACACCTTGATCAACATGGGGTCGCCCGGCTGCATTGGCTCGCCGCTCTTTGTTTTGAGAAGCGGACCGCCGCGCCAGGCGTAGCAGTAATAGATGGTCTTGCCGCTCGCGAGGGTCTTTTTGACCTTCATCAGCCCTTTGAGCTTAACTCGCATTTTCCCTCATCCATTTCTCATAGGGGTCTTCGTTGTCATTGGCTGACAAGCCGCTCAATTCGTCAAGGCGCGCATCGATCGCCTTCTTGTCCCATCTTCTGGTGCCGGCGATCGGCTGCGGCATCTTGAGAGTGGCCACCCACAACGAGAACGTGGACTCTGCTATGCCAAGATATTCTGCAGCCTCCCTGCGACCGATGAGGCGAGGGGGGTTGTCATTGTCTGGTGACATGTCAACCCTCCTGCTTTGCGGGTGCTGCGGGGAGCCTGTCACGGGCGAACTGTAACGCCGCTTTCCATCCCCGCCTCGCGGCGTTCGTTTTTGGGTCCATGAACAGATAGTGCAGCGGGTGCTGATGCATTTCGTACCGCTCGCCCTGCGCCCACGCCTCAAAGGCTTGCTGGTCTTCCCACGTCGCTATTTCTTTCGGGTCCTCTTCCACCACGTCCTGCACCTGTGCGGAGAGGGCGGAGCGGGTGTATGCGCTACCGATATTGTCCCGGCGTTCAGACAGGTCGCCACCATCATGACCGCAGTCTCGCGGATTTTGCGGGTGCGCATCTGCCTCGGCCTTCTCTGCCTGAACGATGTAGCCCATCAAAACCTCGGGGAGAATTCCGAAGTTCTTCCAGCCATAATCGTTCAAGGCTTGGCGAATTGCTCTGGAAAGCAGTGAGGCGCGGCCTTCTGGAATGTGTTTTGAAGCGACTTCGAACGGCGTCTTCACCGGCTCCGCAGCGGACAGGGCGGCTTCGAGGGCGGCAAGTGCGGCATGAGCGCGGCGGACATCGCCGAACGTCATTGGCAGCGGGCCTTCCGTTGTCCAGCCGACACTGTCCTCGTCAGCGTCATTCATTTTCAAAGCGCCAGTTTCCTCAGCAATAATGCTGAGGAGTGATCGCAGATCGGAAATGCTCTCGGCGGCGCCCATTATCTTCTCCTCCCATTGTCATTCGCCGCGACGAGCTCACGCAGCTTGGAGGCGATGACGCGGTTGCGGCCATCCTTCCTGCGCTCGTGCCATTTGGCGACAGCGACAAGGACGGCCGTCGGTGCGGTTTCGGGTGAAAGGTTGGCTACGACTTCAAGGCCGTTGCCGCCATAAGGGGCAGGGGTGTAGGTGGTGTCGCGTCTTCTCGACATTTGTGTCTCCTCGGATGTGGTGTGGTGGTGGGTGGTGCCTTGTTTGGTAGGGCGGTTATTAAGCCCAGATCAGCACTGCGGCAATGAAGAGCGACAAAGCCAGAAAACTGGCGATGTCCTTCATCAGGTCGGCGTGCAGTGTAAGGATGATCTGCTGAACGGTGACCGGTTTTTCGACGACAGCCGTGCTCATTCGTCGGCCTTAAGCGCCTCGACGCTGCCGACGCGGACGAAGACTTCGAAGGTGCCGCCATGCTCTTTCTGCAGGCGTGCGGCTTCAATCAGGGCGGAATCGTAGGAGGGGTGCTCGAAGGGCCACACGCAGGGACGGATGCGTCCAGTGCTGTCGCCACGGCGGAATACGAAGTGGCCGCCGCCAACTTCCTCGCCGTTACGCGGCTTTTTGGGGAAGCGGCGCATGTACTCATATTTCGTCTTGGGCTTGCCGTGCTTCTTGGCCTTGTGGTCCGGGCGCAGCATGCGCTCATCCGACCGCGCGGATACAGAGATGTCGTCAAGTTCGTCGGGACGTGGTCTGTACATGGTGTATCTCCTCTTGTGGTGGCCAGCTTGGCTTGCTGGGTACAACAGGAGATATAGGCCTACAAACTTTCATCGTCAATCACAAAGTTTGTAATTTTGTGAATTTAGTATTTGCCAGCGAGAACGATCGGGTGAGTCGTTAGGACCTCATTGACGTCAAACTGGATTTCGATCGGCGGATTGTACTGCCGGAGAACCAGGTTGTTACCCTGACGGCCAACGTACTCTTTGACGTAACCCCAAGGCGGAGAGCCATCGTCTTCTATAGGTTTAAGCTGGACAATCACGTCGTCGCCTCGACGAGCTGGCTTTCCCGGGTGAACCCACACTGTCTCACCAGCCTTGAAGCGCGGAAACATCGACTCGCCATCTATATAGACCGCATAGGCACCCGCTACGTTCTCTAGAGAGGGAGGGCAAACGACATAGTCGATTATGCTACCGTTGAATATGTAGCGGCCATCCTCCCCACCAACTGCCATGCCTAGGACGGGGAGCATTTTGTTGGTCGTAACTACTTGAGCTGCAGGCATTATTGTTGCATTTGGAGCAACAATTGTGCTTGGCTTTTGGGGGTAAGGTATTCCAAGGTCGTCTAGGATCGCCGTCGTTCCTGCCCGATACGAAGCGGTATGCGGAGCGGCGGGATCACCGTTCCAAACATAATGATCTTGACCGCGCGCCTCGCGAAAAAGCTCTTGCATTTTCCTGTGTGGAATACCTAGCGCATCGGCCGCCGCCTTCCAATAATGAGGACGAAGAACGTCTCCCTTGATGAAATTACTGATGTTCTGTTGGCTTGTTCCCACGACCCGGGCGAGTTCGCTGGCGTTGCCGTCAAACTTTTCCTGGAGTTTTTCATTGAGGAGGCGTGTAAGGGCCGTTTCCATCGTTCTCATTCCTCATGGTTCACAATTATTTAGCAAAAAACACGCATTCATACAAACAAACTTATTGACCTAATATTTGTTTGTGATAATTTGTGAGTCAACAGCGGCCAAACAGAAGCCGGCAGGGCAAAAGACCCGAAAGACGAAACTGCAAATGAAAGGGAATGCACGTGATGAAAGACTCCGAAAGAAGACGGTCCACGACCCAAGCGATGACCGCGAGAAGAAGATGGGTGCATGAGGCGCCTGAGCGCAGAAGAAGATGGCGGCCAGTGACCGGGCCGCCGTAACCGCCAGAAACCAACTGGCGATAACAAAATCAATAATGCCAGAAGGGGAGACGACTATGAGAAAGACCGCAAACAATGACTTCGAAAACTTAGCGCCGGTGGAGCATGAAGCTCTGCCGGCGTTGTCGTGCATGCAGCATAAAACGAAAAGGGGCGTAATGAGCCGGCACCACCCGTAACTCCGCCCCTTCTCCGTACTAACACGCCGAGGAGACCTTCGCCGTAAGGCGGGATCAAAGCGCGTGTTCCATATCCGACACCACATCGGACACACAATTCCTACACAAATTTGTAGGAATTGTCAAGTGGCAATACGGGTTACCAACCTGCTATGCCGTCACCACCCGCTCCGAAAGGACGATCACATGTACAGCTTCCACGTTCTTCACTTCAAGCTGCGAGCCATCGTAGCGGCTAAGCTGAACAGCGCCGTTGCTCATTCCTTCAAATCGTCCGATCCAAGCGGATCCGCCCGAATGTGCGAGCACGTCGTCACCAACGGCTGGCCAGCGGGAAGGGTCAAGCCACGCTTTCACGCCGACGTGGAAGACGGGCTCCATCACTTTCGTGTCGATGACGATTGCGTACCGGCCCTCGGGAATACGTTTGCGACCGTCGTTGATGGGCTCGAATTTGAATTTGCCGGCCTTGCGGTCGGAGATCTTGCCGTAGGTGCGGGCAACCGTAATAGGCGTGATGGAAGGAGCGGTTTCTGCCGCCTCGCGAGCCATCTCTGCCACGTCATCTTCGGAGACACCCAGGAAGGCGGCAATCGCCGGGAATTGCCTAGGTCTTGGAATGACGCCAGCCTTCCAGGTGCTGTAGGTCTGCTGAGGCACACCTAGCTCTTCGTACACAGCGCGATCCTTTACGGCTCTCCGCTTCTGTTCTTTCAGTATCGACTGCAGGAGGCGCGACTTAACTTCAGGCATGCATCCACCTTGGTGAAATCTTGACAAATTTGTAAAAATAGTTTAGTTTCATAACCCTGCTGCTTTGTCAACCACAAGGCGGCCACCACGCAGAGGAGACGACATGACACTTATCACCAGCACAATGCTGGCGGATATGCACGCGCGCCGTGAAAACGGTGAGAGCGTCGCAGATATTGCCGCCAGACACAACGTCAAGCCGATGGCCGCATACCAGCGGCTGCGGCGCGCATACGGCCTGCACAAGCAGCGCGCCTTCATCCCAGCCAATGACAACAATCCAGACCGCACTACGCACCTGGCACCGCACAACGGCGGTTGCTCCACGCTCTCCGGCCTTATGCCGGTTTCGCTGCCGCGCGTTCTTACCGCCGCAAACGACAATGCTGACGATCTGGCAGCCGGGCAGGCGGTCAACGACTACGCGCTGCGTGGGGCGAGAGAGCAGGTGGCGGCATGACCTGCGACTGCGAGTTCTTCAATTTCGGCGATCAGGTCCGCAACCGGCAAAACCCTCATCTCACTGGCGTCGTCATCGGCGATCGCAACTGGGGCAGCGAGTACCAGGTGCGCCTTGCTGACGGCGCGACAACGATTTGGTGGCACGGCTTCGAGATCGAGCACGATCCTGATGGCGAACCGCCAGCGAAAGAGGACGACGACACCAACGTCGTCAAGGTGGACTTCACACAACGGCGCGCGATGACCGCCGAAACAACAACGGAAGGAGCAGCGTGATGGGTGAGCAGAGATACAAGGTTGGCGATCGGGTTGTTTGCCCCATGGGGTGCGGCTTGGCTACCGTTACTACAGTCAGGGCCGACGGAAAGTACCTCGTCAACTGGGATGACGGTCAAGTCGGTGATGTCTGGTGGAGTGATGAAGACTTTGAACTCGTCGCGTTGCAACGCACCACCGCCATCGTCGCCCTCATCGAAAACGGCCTGCCCAAGCCATCTTCGACACCGCACGTCCATTCGTCCACGGGCGCGGCCGAGAAGGAAGCCAAGCGCCTTGCGGCCAAATACAAGGGCCAGCAGTTCGGCGTGTTCACGCTGACCACGACACACGAGGAAGCCGCGCCGGTCTATGACCACAAGTGGCAGAACATGGCCTACCTCGGACTCAAGATCGACGCGATCAAGGAACTGCGAGCTGTTGCCGGCCTTACTTTGAAGGGTGCCAAAGACGCCGTCGAGGCGTGGATCGAATACGAGAACGCCGCCTAACCGGCGCCAGCGGCTGGCTACCAACCAGCCGCACTTCACCACATCATTGAGGAGACAATTATGAAGGATGCATTCGCAATCCTCGGCGCGACGCTCATCACGCTTGTGCCGCTCAGCGCTGTCATTGCTGCAGTCGCCGCATGGGTCACGCACGTCTACGTCTGCATTCAGGCCAGTGCATGGATCCTGCTGGCCTTCGGGTGCGTCGTCGCGCCTGTCGGCATCATCCACGGCATCGGCGTTTGGTTGGGAGCGTTCTAATGACATCCACCTGGTACACCGAATCCATCACCGTACCACCGCTCGACCACGTGCCGGTCACGCCTACGCCACGCAAATACGTCCTTCGCGGACTGAAGCGCGGCGGCATTGCTGCGGTGACAGCAGCGGCTGCCATAGGCCTAATAATGCTGTTTCCCTTAGCGATCGTGGCAATCGTCGTGCTTGGCGCCTTCTGGTGGCTCTTTTGCCTCCTGTTCGCACGCTGATCACGAATTGGCGGTGGCTGATCGTTATCGCAGCCGCCGCCTACATCGCAGCCATCATTTTCACCGCACCACCACACTGAGGAGGCCTTATGGCTATCAAATGGGATGAACTGAAGGACACTTCAGACACCGATCCACCGATCACCACGCTGTACGGCGGCGCGAAGCTGGGCAAGACGACCTTGGCGTCTGAATGGCCGGCTCCTTACTATTGCCGCACTGGAGAAGGCGAGAGACAGAGCGCAGGCACGCCGATGAAGTCTTTCGGCGTTTCCGAGAACTATGAAGATGTCGTCGACCAAATCACCTACATCTTGGAAGCAGAACACGATCGTCGCACGTTCGTCCTCGATGCGCTCGACGGCATGGAGGTCTTCGTCAATGCCGAGGCTTGCGCTCGAAACGGCTGGGCAGACATCGAGGAGCCAGGATTCGGAAAAGGCTACGCGGCGGCCCACTCGGTCTGGCTGGAATTTATCAAGCTTTTGCTGAAACTGAAGAAGGCCGGATACTACGTCGTACTCATCTCGCACGTGAAGGCTAAGACCGTACCCGGCGTCACGACCGACAGCTACCCTCGCTACATGCTCAATCTGCGCGATGACGCGGGTAGCGCGATATGCGATGCCTCGGACCTTATTGGCTTCCTGCATCAGCGCGTGTCGATCGCCAAGGAAGATCTTGGCTTCAAGAAGACTGCAAAACGCGGGCAGGGCGGCGGCGAGGTCAATATCGCTGTGCAGGAACGTCCAGGCTTCATCGCTGGCAACCGGTACCAGATTGCAAAGCCCATTCTCGAATACAAGCAGGGGCAGGGCTTTGCGGCGCTGAACGCGTACTTCCCTCCGCAGCCGGATGTCGTGACTGCGGCAGTTACTGATGAGCAGGAAGAGGAGGTCGCGTGACCATGTTCCGAGGCGAATCTTGGTTCGCGTGGCACCCCGTAAAGGCTCGCACGCGCTCCGGACAGATGATCTGGGTCTGGCTTATCCATGTCTGGCGCGACCAGGCGTCGACGCAATTCGGTAGCGGGCCTTTCCGCTACTACCTCCGCTAAGCACCCCACCACACCACAAGGAGACTACGCATGGCAGGACTTGGTCAAAGATTTGATGCGACCGCACACGACACACAGCAGAACGACTACGCCGAGCTTCCAAACGGCATTTACAAGCTCGAGATCGAGGCCAGCGACGTCGGCCCGACGAAGGCAGGCAACGGCACCATTCTCAAGACAACAATGGTTGTCATCGAGCCTGAAAGCCTGAAAGGTCGCAAGCTCTTCACGACCTACAATCTCGAAAACTCAAACCCACAAGCCCAGGAGATCGGACAGAAGCAGTTCGCCAGCCTCTGCCGCGCTGTTGGTGTTTCGGCAGTTGAGGACAGTGAAGAGCTTCACTTCCTCGCGTTCACGGCAAAGGTCGGCCTCGGAAAGGCGCAAAATGGCTACGCCGCACGCGCCGAAATCAAGCGGTACTTCTTCGAAGACGAAGGCAGCGTACCGGCGCCGGCGATCGACGCTAACCAGCCTGCGCCTCAGCCAGCCGCAGCCAACGACAACCGCCGCACCGCAGCCAGCAACGACAACAAGCCTGCTGCTGCTGCTGCCGGCACGACGCGCCGGCCCTGGGGCAGCAAGTAACCATCAACGCGGGCTGCCTCACCAGCGGCCCGCTATTTCACCACGTTTGAGGAGACACCCATGCACCTTGTCATCCACAAGGAAGACCTGACGCGTGCGCTTGCGGCCACGACGAAGGTCGTCGAGGCAAGATCCACCATTCCAATCCTATCGAGCGTTCAGCTTGCGGCTGCCGGCGACGGGCTCGCGATCACCGCGACCGACCTCGATATCAGCGCCACCGCAGGCGTGCCCGCTGAGGTCGCCAAGCCCGGCAACATCTGCGTTAGCGCCAAGCTGCTCAACGACATCGCGCGCAAGGCAACCGGCGACATCACCATGACACTGGATGGTGACAATCTTCTGGTGAAGTCCGGACGGTCGCGCTTTTCTCTTGCCACGCTGTCAGCAGATGACTTCCCAACGCTCGGCGACGACAAGTTCGACGCTGAATTCGAGATCGATCTGGCAGGACTGTTCGCGCCAGTGTCGTTCGCCATTTCGACCGAAGAAACCCGCTATTATCTGAACGGCGTGTTCTTCAAGGGCGGCGTCAAGTCGGAAGCAGTAGCCACCGACGGCCATCGTCTCGGCCGCCACTACGGTCCAGAGCTGCCAGCCTTTGACGGCATTATCGTGCCGCGCAAGACCGTTGGCCTGTTGCCAAAAGGTAAGGTGCAGGTGGCTGTGAGCCAGCAGAAAATCCGCATTGTTTCGGACGACGTGCGCATTACCTCAAAGCTGATCGATGGCACGTTCCCAGATTATGAACGCGTCATTCCGAAAAGCAACGAACGCGTCGTGACTGTCGATCGCGATGCACTGATGAAGGCGTCCGATCGTGTTTCGACGGTGTCGTCTGAGCGTGGCCGTGCCGTGAAGTTCAGCATCTCACCAGGCAGCATCGCGCTTGCTGTTGCGGCTGGCGAGGCGTCGGCAAACGACGAAGTGGAGGCGGAATACAGCGGCGAGCCGATGGATATCGGTTTCAACGCCGCGTACGTCCGCGACGTGCTCAACGTGTTGCCGTCTGGGCCGGTCAAGTTGGCCTTGCAGGATGGTGGCACGCCGGGGCTGATCACGTCCGACGGCTTCGAGGGGCTGACGCTCGTTTGCATGCCTATGCGCGTCTGATGAGCACCGAGAACCAGAACGGCGGGCTATGGAGGCCCGCCAACTCCACCGAAGGCGCAGATTTCGAGCGCAGCTGGTGCCGCCACTGCCGCAGTGATGAAGGCGAGAACTGGGAAGATGAGTTTGGCAACGACGTTCCCGGCGTCTGCGTAATCCGAGCGCAAGCCCTATGGGGCGGTCAGCCTGACGAGTGGGTGCGCCGTGAAGGCATGCCTTGGTGTCTGTCGTTCGCGCAGGATCCTGAGAAGCCAGCTCGCTGCCTGTTTACGAAGGAGATGGATGTATGAATTCCTTTATGGGAATGCCCATCGTCACCAACCGACTGCTCACTGTGCCGGCAGAGGACTGGTCACGCGTTAGATCGCCAGGCCGCGCACGTCGCAGGATGCGACGCGGCTTTCGCCAGAACGTTCGTTATTACGATGCGCCGACACCAAAGGCGATGGTTATCGGCGGCGTGATGTACGTCCATCCGGACATGCTGGATGCGATCATGAATCACGCGGACGCCGCGGGGTCGTTCATCTAATGGCCCCACTACCAAAGCCAGAATCCAGCACCGTCAGAGCCATCTATGCCTCCTACGAGGCTGCTGCCTCGTCATGGGATAGCCTCGGTATCTCCGTCGGCGAGGCCAACAATCCATGCGACCGCGCACTCTGGTACTCCTTCCGCTGGGCCTCGCCACTCGAAAAGCATCACGGCCGACAGCTGCGACTGTTCGAAACCGGCAACATCGAAGAAGACCGGCTTGTTGCTGACCTCGAGCGCATCGGAGTCGATGTCTACGGCCAGCAGGACAAGATTAGGCTGGTGCAGGGACACGTGCGTGGCAAGTGCGACGGCAAAGCGATGGGCGTCGTCGAGGCGCCCAAGACCGAGCACCTTCTCGAGTTTAAATCAAGCAATGCCAAGGGCATGAAGGAAATCATTAAGAAGGGCTGTAAGGAGGCTAAACCACTTCACTACGGCCAGTGCCAGTTGGGAATGCACGCATTCGGCCTGTCGCGCTGCCTCTACCTCGTCAGCTGCAAAGATGACGACACGCTCTATGCCGAGCGCATCGAATACGATCCGGAATTCTGCTTGCGTCTGCTGGCTCGGCTAGAGCGCATCATCAATTCGCCTGAACCGCCGTCCCGCATCAACGAGGCGCCGGACTGGTTTGAGTGCACATTCTGCAAGCACAAGTCTGTCTGCAAGGAGAGTGCATGGCCGCGCGTCACATGTCGCTCCTGTATCCACTCATCTCCGGAGATGGGCGGCGACGGTCACTGGTCCTGCGCGCGTTGGGCAAGGCCGATTTCGTTCGACGAGCAAAAGGAAGGCTGCCCTACACATCTGACGATCCCGGCTTTAGTCCCTGGGGAGCAAACGGATTGCGACGATGAAGCCGAGACTATCAGTTACGTGCTGCGAGACGGCACGACATGGATTGACGGCGCCACCAACGCCTGACCACACTACATGAGGAGACCACGATGCCACCTATTGCGGCGAATGATAACAACCCGCGCAATCCAGAGTTCGACCGCAAGTTACTGGCCTATGAGCCTGCACTGCGAAGACTGGCGCGCAAAATCACCAGGAACGAAGACGCCGCCGACGAACTGTTTCAGTCGGCGATGGTCGTCATGTTGCGCCGGCATCGCGAATGCCGCCTTGAGACCTTCTGGACGTGGGCCACCCTTTGCGTTCGCGGAACTGCGCAGGATTTCGTCCGCACCAATTCCACGAAGTCGCGCTCTGCCGAAATTTGCAGTCTCTCCGCATTTGAAGAACTACCGGGTTCCACCGATCCGCATCAGGAGGAGGGCACCGACCTATCGCGTGTTGTTTCCCTGCTGGAAGGCCGCAATGGCACGATGCTGATGCGCAGGGCAATGGGTGAGACGCTGGAGGCCATCGGCAATGACCACGGCCTCACAAAGGAGCGCGTGCGCCAGATCGTCATCAAGGAGCGGGCGAGGGTGCTTGGTCTGCTGCGGGAGGCGGCTTGATGCGCGTGGTGGTTACAGGAGGGCGCGACTACTGCGAGACCGAACGTACATTTGCCGTGCTTGATGCGATGCATGCGCGAACGCCGATCTCCGTCATCATAGAGGGCGAGGCACGCGGCCTTGATGTTCGTGCCAAGGCATGGGCAGTGCGACGTGGCGTACCTTATGAAGCCTATCCCGCCAACTGGGAAGCCCACGGCAAGGCCGCTGGCGGCACCAGAAACCAGCAGATGATAGATGCAGGCAAGCCAGACTATGGAGTCGTGTTTCCAGGTGGACGCGGCACAGCAGACATGCGCCGTCGGTTGGTCGCGGCTGGCATTCCGTTTGAGGAGGTGAGCAATGCTTGAGCTTCGATATTATCAGAGAGAAAGCCTCGACGCGCTTTACGAATACTGGCGCAACGGCGGCGGTAATGGGCTCATCGTGCTTCCGACTGGCGCGGGCAAGGCGCTCGTGATTGCGAAGCTCATCGAAGAGCTACTGTCCGACTACCCCGATATGCGCATCATCAACGTGACGCATTCTGCGAGTCTGGTGGAGCAAAACTTCAAGGAATTCATCGGCCTTCTGCCGTTCGCGCCTGCTGGTATCTATTCGGCTGGCCTCAAGCGCCGAGACGCCCGCGCACAGGTGCTTTTCTGCGGCATCCAGTCGGTATGGAATAAGGTTAATCTGCTTGGCAATATCGACCTCGTCATCGTTGATGAAGCGCACGCGATCAGCCGCAACGGCAACACCCAGTACGGCAAGTTCTTCGAGGACGTGCGCAAGCACAATCCTGACAGCCGGACGTGCGGCACCACGGCCACCGACTACCGTATGGATTCGGGCCGCCTGACCGACGATCTCGATGATGACGCGCCTTTGGCTGACAATGACAACGTCGCACCCGAGGATATCTCGGCAGAAGGCGCGCAGGACGCCGCGACCCACCCTGTTCGCTTCAAGCTTTTCGACGACGTGGTCTATGAAATCGGTATCGGCGAACTGATAGAGAAGGGCTATCTAACGCGCCTCACCAGCACCAAGACGACGTCGAAGATCGACTTGAAGGGCGTTGGCACGCGTGGCGGCGAATACAATCCTGGTCAGGTGTCGGCAGCTGCGGAGATGATTATCGAGGCGGCAGTCGCGGAAGATATGGCGATTTCTGCCGATCGCCGTGCTGGCCTATTCTTCAGTACCAGCAAGGAGAACGCGAAGCACGTCGCCGACGCTATTCATCGGCATGGTCGGACATGCGCTGTGCTCACCAGCGACAACGCGCATCAGACGAAGGAAATATTCGAGGGCTTCAAGTCTGGAAAATACTGGGCAATTAGTTCGGTCAGCATGATCACGACCGGCACCAACTTTCCCTTCGTGGATTTCATCAGCTTGATCTTGTCGACGAAAAGCCCAGGAAAGCTGGTTCAAATCCTCGGCCGAGGCACGCGCAACTGCGCTGGCAAGGACGACTGCCTCATCGCGGACCATGGGCGGAATCTTGCCTACCACGGACCTATCGACCAGATTAGCCCGCGAGCGCCCGGTAAAGGCGAGGGCGATCAGCCAAAGAAGGCTTGCCCTCAAGACGAGACGGACATCAACGGCAACACCGGGTGCGGCGAACAGATACCCATCTCACGGATGACTTGCCACTGCTGCGGCTACATCTTCCCGCCGAGTGATGAGGTGAAAATCACTGCGCAGGCCGCTGATGTGCCGGTACTTAGCGTTGCTCCACCAGAACCACGCACCGTCACGTCGCGCAGCTTCTACTACCATGAGGGCAAGGGGGATAAACCGCCGTCGGTGAAGGTCAGCTACATGTCCGGCATGACGGCGATCAATGAGTGGATTTGCCCGCAACACCAAGGCTTCCCCAAGTCGAAGGCAGACCGCTATTGGCGCGCGCATGGCGGCAAGATGCCGTTTCCAAAGACCGTTCTGGAATGGATCGAGCGTCAGTCAGAGCTTGCCGATACGGTGGAGGTCACGGTGAAGCCGCGCCAGAAGTATTGGGATGTTGTCGGTCACGTGGTGGGTGCCCCGAATGATAGCTAGTCGCTGCCACTTTCGTCCAGTTTGGAAAGATTATACAAGATACTTCCCACAACGTGTGTCTTAAAAAGATCGCCCAGTACTGAAGTTAGTGCCTCCTTATCGGCAATCTGCACAGTATGACCAGAGAAAACCAAATAACAAGGATATCCTAGATCTGCTATCAATATTTTTCCAATTACGAATGACTGCGCGTTGCCAAGAAGCTCAAGTACCTCGGTGGTTCCGCCGTATCTTGAAGTCATAGATAGGTCGATGTCAGCTGGACTTGCTCGGCGAGTACGAAAGGATACTCGGTTTCCAGTGAATTCGAGCAACTGGTCTTTAACCGCTTCAAAGACTCCTAATATTTCCTTTTTGTTTTGGTCGCTTACACGGGCAAGTTCTATTCCTTCTGCGAAGGCTTCAGTTAGGTCAATCACGAAATCTTCTCCAGTGTGACGACAATCGGAAGATGGTCGATCATTTTGCTCGCGCCTGGGCCCACGTCAAAGTGTTCGGCGTCTTGCAGTATGGTAGTTTCATCCTCATTTAGGTGCCACTCCGAACGACCCAAGAAAGCTGATGAAACCAAAGCTTGGTCAAGGACCTGCCACTTGTGAACATCCCCATCGTGATAATAGTAGGTTCCGAAAGTTGCGGGCATATCGCTGCTGTGACAATATTTCTCTACCGGAACCATACTTCGCCAAAAGGGGTTGTAAAGTAGACGCGGATCTCTGCGCGCAAGGGCGGGATCTCTCGTCGCACTCATGTTAAGGGCGATAGATTCATTGTGCGGCTCATCGTTGAAGTCGCCTAACAAAACTATTTTTTCGTTTTCGTTTTTATCGAGTATCGCGTCTACTGAAGTCCTGAGAATCCCAGAAATCAACGAGCGTAAACTACCATCTTCTGGTTGATAAATACGGCTCGGCCAGTGTACGACGAAAATTTCGAACCTGTCTTTTTCGTTCAATATGACAGAGAATAGTTGTGCTAGCTTTCTCTTTTTAGATCTCGCTCGCTGCGTTATGAAGTTCGAATCTGTTATCTGAACTTGACCAGCTCGGAACCCTAGAGCCATATTGAATTTTGTTTTGACGGCATCCCGCGATCTGTCGATAAAAATGTAATCTCCAAACGATCCGTTTGGTGCGAGGGTATTCAAAGCGTTGGAGTTCACCTCGCCGAGGAAGATCATATCGACCCCGCTATCTATCAGCGCTGAAATGCCATCCCTCACTTTTTCGAGATGCACCGCATCGTTCACCTTGCCAACCGGCGGCGACAGTCCAGTATTCCACCAGCAAATCTGAAACTTCATAATTACAACCATGCACTAGGGTGCAGATTCTCTATAACGGATCCCGAAAACTTGCAATCGGAAGATGAACCACCTGCGTAAAGCCGTCAGCCACGCGCTATGCTCAATCTTGACAAATTTGTAAAAACGGTTTAGCTTTAGACACTGCGCCACACCAATGGCGTCACCACATTGAGGAGATAAAAATGAGCAGAACAAGGTACAGGCGCGCCTGCGCTCTGGCTGAGCACTATCTTGCGATTGGCCAGCGCGAAATCTGGCTCGACGAGAATGACCCACACCTTCCATGGGACAAGGTAACGAGCGTTAAAGCTGGAGGCGGATATCGTCTGAATGGCCCAACCGGAGTTCGCATCGAAGCAGGCGATCCCGCCGGTCTATCATTCCTATGGCTTGTGGACTTCGAGGCTCGAGACGCAAACGGGTCTAGCACCAATCAGTTTGATCGTGTCGCAATGCTGAACATGGCCAGAAGACTTCCGCCGCATGTCCGCGAGAAGTTTGCACAATTTCTGACCGACGAAGTTCTGCCGGCTGTTCAGCAGCGGACTGCTGAGTTTGAGGAACAGATGAAGAAGCAGCGAGATAGTCTCGAAATCCTGCAGTCGATCATCCTCAACGTCGGAGCCGCAGCATGACCAAACCAGCCAACGACAACTTTTTGGCCGCCGACGTGGCCAACCTTGAAGCGCTTTTCGCCGACATGCTCGCCGCATTTCCCGAGCTCGAAGCGGACGAAGAGCTCCGCGCGGATATGCTTGAAGGCGAGACAAACTTCCACGCCGTCCTGACGCGCCTCGTCAACGGCGAGCGCGACGCCGACAGCCTGGCAAAGGCCGTGGCTGGCCGCATCTCCGATCTGCAAGCGCGCAAGTCGCGCGCCGAGTGCCGCAAGGAAGCGTTTCGTGGATTGATGTTCAAATTGCTAAAAGCTGCTGGCGTGCCGCGAGTGCCGTTGGCCGAGGCCACCATCTCCATCGGCAAGAAGGCTGCATCTGTCGAGATCATCGATGAGGCGCTGTTGCCGAAGGCCTACGTGCGCGTTTCGACGTCGCCAGACAAGACTGCCATCAAGGAGGCGTTGCAGACCGGCAAGAAGGTCCGTGGTGCAAAGATGGGCGAGGCGGGTGAGCAGTTGTCGGTCCGCGTCGCATGACCAAGACCATAATGATAGCCCACGGTAGCGCAGCTGTTCAGGCTGCGCGCATCATCGCGGCAGTGGCAAAGGATCGGGAAGACAAGGCGCGTGGCTACGATCTGGCCGCGCAGTGGCATGACAAGCAGGCAGCGTCGTGCCGCGAGATTGCGAACGATGCGCCTCGCATTGACGCAACGACGCGCGCGAAAGCAGCCGTAGCTGCCATTCATCATGGCGCTAGTGCCGCTGGCCTTCGTAATGCGGCGTCTGACCTTCGGAGGAAGAACATCAATGAGCAGTAGCTATTACGTCATCTTGGCCCGCAACGACGAGACGGGTGAAATCCAGTTACCGCTTGAGAACATGACACTCTACGGCATGGGACTAGACCCCGAGACAGGCGAGTACGAGGAAGAGAGTGTCGTGCGTACATGTGCGCTCAGATACGGGCCTGAGTGGACGCTAAACCTCTACAGTCCCATCGGCGCGTCGTATGGCGGAACAGCCAAAAGTAAAAACTGACCAATATCTGCATAAATTTTTTGGACACCCGCCGCGCCACCAACGCGTCTTTCGCTTCGGCGGGAACACCACAGTCTGAGGAGACAAAACAAAATGGCAACTCGCCTTATGATCGGCGACGTGCGCGAGCAGCTTGCTTTGCTCGACGCAGATAGCGTCGATTGCGTAGTGACTTCACCGCCCTACTGGGGGCTCAGAGACTACGGCGTTGAGGGTCAAATAGGTCTTGAGCCAACGCTTACCGAGCACCTTGCCGTCATGGTTCAGGTTTTTTCGCTTGTTAAACGAGTCCTCAAGCCGACCGGCACGTGCTGGGTGAACTATGGCGATTGCTACGCGACCACACCGAACGGTCGCAGCGCAGCTGATACGAAGTCCGCAGGCAACGATGATCGTACCTTCCGCGACAAGCCTTTCTCGACCATCCAAGGCGTGCTGAAGGCAAAAGACCTCTGCATGGTACCGAACCGCTTTGCCATTGCCCTGCAAGAAGCGGGGTGGTGGGTACGTTCCGAGATCATCTGGGCGAAGCCAAACCCGATGCCGGAGAGCATCCATGATCGGCCGGCGACAAGCCACGAGAAGATTTTCATGCTCACGAAGTCGTCGCGCTATTTCTATGACAAGGATTCTGTTCGGCAGAATATGCAGGCATCCAGCATCGTGCGTCTGTCTCAAGATGTTGAAAATCAAACAGGCTCGACCCGTGCAAACGGCGGACGCAAGACCAACGGAAACATGAAAGCCGTCGGCAAAATTCGTGCGTCGGACGTGGCTTCACCGAGACATGCGGGAGGTATCAACCACACAGGTATAGAGGGTACGCCGCGAGGTGAAGGTAGGAATCTTCGGAACTACGAGCCCGCGCCTCTGGAAGTATGGCCAATAGCTACCAAGCCTTTTTCTGGGGCTCATTTTGCTACGTTCCCACCTGAACTCGCCGAACGATGCATACTTGCTGGTTGTCCTGTCGGCGGGACAGTCCTTGATCCATTCGGTGGGGCAGGAACGACCGCTCTGGTCGCGGAGCGTCATGGGCGGGATTCGGTCCTGATTGAGCTGAACCCAGAATATGCCGACATCACTCGTCGGCGGTTGGTTGTCGATGCTGGTCTTTTTGCCTGCATCGCAGTCAAGGAGGCAGCGTAATGGCCAAGCTCACCAAAGTTCAGGCGAAAGCCCATGCGCAGGCCTGCGACTTACTCACCAAATCAGTGCTGACCGAAGATGACAAGGACTTCGTTCTCAAAAACTGGAACGAGGGCGCAAACCACGTAAACGGAGCAGCTGGCGCGTTTTTCACGCCTTACGACATGGCGTTCGATTTCACCATCGACGCGATCGGGCAGGGTGGATACCGCGGGCGGATCATCGACCTGTGCGCGGGCATCGGCATGCTGTCGTACGCTTGCTGGCACCGAAGCCATAATAAGGCTCGCATCACCTGCGTGGAGCGGAATACCGACTATCTCGCGGTTGGTCAGAAGATCCTGCCGGAGGCGGAGTGGATCCTCGCCGACGTGATGGATGTGCTGGGCATGGACTTGGGCCGGTTTGACGTCGCGATCAGCAATCCGCCTTTTGGCAAGATCAAGCGGACCGGCGGTGCGCCTCGATACACGGGCGCAGAGTTCGAATTTCACGTCATCGACATTGCTGCGCATCTGGCTGACGCGGGCGCATTCATCGTGCCGCAGATGTCAGCTGGCTTCAACTACAGCGGCCGGCCTTGCTACGAGCGCCAGAAGGACGGCAAGGCGGTAAAATTTCAAGAGCTGACTGGCCTTCACTTAGAGGCTGGCTGTGGGATCGATACCGCTTTCTACATCAACGATTGGAAGGGTGTTTCGCCAATGTGCGAGATCGTTTGCGTCGAGTTTGAACGTCAGGAAGAAATGCCTGTTGTTGAGGCGGCAAACGATAATGTGTCGCCGGTTCAGGCGGACTTGTTTGGAGTGGCAGCATGAGTGACGTTTCAAATAGGAACATTTTGGTAGCGAGCTCTCAAACGACCCAATCCATCAACAACATCGGACAAGGCTTGCCTAAGAGCGAAGACGTCCTCGCGCAATGCCTCAGTGACTTGCTCCAAAACTTCGATGTCTTTTTCTATATTCATGCCTCTCTGAACGGCATCGATTACAGAGATCATATCTTCTCTATCAACGGCAGTGGTCAGGTTGGTTTCGATAGACCGCCTCAGAGAGAGATTTTTATGGGCCGCTACTGCCAAGCCTTTAGAAACTTCTCCACAAGTGGAGACCACATCATCTCTGCGCTTATACAATGCGCCGTCAAAAAGGGGGCTTGCGTCCCGCCAAGTCGGTCGGGCCATTATTTTCGGAAGATCGGCTGCGTGCTTTTCAAGGTAACTGACTTCGTCATTCAATGCTTTGAGCGCGCCTACGTCCTTCGTGACCGTCAGTGGCAACCCCACGAAGTGCTCGCATGCTTCTCGGATGACAACCAGCAAATCGAAATCTGGATTTACCAGTTGGTCGACCTGAAGAGCTTCCTTCCGCAGGCTCAGGCCGACCAGCTCTCGATGTCGCTTTTCACTGGCCGCATCGGTCCGGTCCATCGTGAAAACGGTCCATGTGGCAGCCGAAACTGCAAGAATGCCGGTTATGAGGGTCTGAAACTCAGAAACCCAGTTTCTCCAAGGGTCTCCACCGGACTGATCGGTCAACGTTGGAGCTTCACCAAATATCGCCGGAACAACCAGGGCCATAAAAAGAACAAGCCCGAAAAGCCCCATCAGTCTACGAGCGTTACGTCTCGGCATGTGCCATCCAAAACGAATAAAATCTATCTATTGCACCTAGCCCAAACTGGTGTCATGTAGTGGCCCCCTAAATCCCCGGACACGATCTCCCACTTGTTAAGTGTTAGGAGTAAAGTGCCCATTATGACCAGTCACATACCTAAGATAGAAGTGCTGTCCGGCCCTGAGCGCCGCCGTC